GGCGCGGGCGGCTCCGAGCGTCAGGAAGAAGGAAGCTCCTTTCCGGCCGGGGGGAGCATCGGGCGAGGCCTTACGGTTGAACGGCCACATCTACAGCCTGCGGATGCGGAACTGCGGGGCGTGCGTCTTGTCGCGAGCCCAGGAGAGGAACTGCGATGTACTGTCGACCTGGTCGTAGTGGACGCTATTCGGGAAAGTCATCAGTTCCATCTCATAATCAGTTAGCCAAACGGCGTGTGTCGGCAGGAATACCTTGCCCGCCTCGACCGTGGCACTGACGGCGCTGGCCCGCATGATCTTGTCCCCTTGCGGCCGGAAGGCGACCAGCGGCAGCCGGGTCTCTCGCCCCAAATCCTGCAGCAGGCTCTGGCCGCTGGCCTTGTCCTCGATCAGGATCGCGGTAGGGTTCCATTCGTCCGCGTGATTGACCACGTTGGACTTGAGTTCGGGGTATTCCATGCGCTTCACCAGCACGTTCAACAGGTCGTAGCCATCCGGCTTAAGCCCCCATGTGGTGCAAACGCTCGGATCGTTGAGCTGGCCAGACTTGAAGGCCGTGTCCCAGCTCTGGACGATCTGGTCGTAAGTATCCTGCCGGTGGGCGTATCGCCTGAACCAGTCGGCCTTGAAGATGCCGCCTTCCGCCGGAGCGGGGCGTTGCTGGTACTGGCCGGCGAAGGCGTAGGAGCCGAGTTCGATCTTCTGACGCTCTATGGCATCGATGCCTTCACGATCGGCATGGAGGGGCTCTCCGGCTTTGCGTTCGACTCGCACACGCCCGAAGTCGATGATCGTCGGGATATCGGCAACGGCCGGTATGCACAGATGCTCCCACCCTCCTTTTGCGAGGAGGTGGCCCGTCAGGTCTTCGGCGTGAAGCCGCTGCATCACGACGACGATGACGCCGTTCTCCTTATCGTTCAGGCGGTTGGCGAAGGATCTGTCGAACCAGTCGTTGGCTGCCTGCCTTTGCACCGTAGAGGCGGCCTGAGTAGCGCTCGTCGGATCGTCTACAATCAGGAAGTTTCCGCCTTCGCCGATGGCCGAGCCCGCCACGGACGTGGCGTACCGCATTCCTCGGCTGGTGGTGACGAATTTCTCCTTCGTATCCTGATCGTCCGTCAGTTGGGTGGCCGGAAACACCCGGCGATACCAGTCCGACTTCATGACCAGCCGGCAATCGGTCGAGTGCTTGAGCGAGAGTTTATGCGCGTAGCTGGCAGCCAGGACACTGTCAGACGGGTCCTGTCCGAGCAACCACGCCGGCCACGCCACAGTGACGGAGATGCTCTTTAGGTAACGCGGCGGGATGTTGATGATGAGCCGCTTGATCTCGCGTCTCGTGCAAGCTTCGAGATACTCCGCGATCAGATCGATGTGCCAGTTGTGGCTGTAGTGCGTTCCTGGGTCGACGGTGGCGAACGTCTTTCTGGTAAACGCGGCCAGCCGCGTCCTCAGCAGGGCGTCGAACGCCTTCTGCTCATCGACCTTTCGCGTATTCGTCAAGCAAAGCCTTGTCCTGCTCCGGCAGCGGAACGCCGTTCACGTTCACGCTGACGTTCGTGTCGGCCCTGGGGCCGTACCGCTTGGCGGAGAATTTCTCGGCCACCTTGAACCGCGTCTCGATGCGGACCTTCGATCGGCTGATATGCTCATGGTTGACGATGGTCTTGGCGCCGTCGCCGTCCGAGATCTCGACGATGTCCTCGCTGGAGTCGTCGGCGATCTCGACCACCTCGTCCATGAACATCTCGCTCTGGGCCTCGCGGGCGAGCGAATACTGTTCCGAAAAAGCTCGATAGACATCGTCGCCGCGAAACCCCTTGACCACCCAAAGCAGGATGGTGGAGACGACGGGCATCCCGTCCATTTCGGCGATCTTTCGGAGGGGCTTGCCCTCGGCGAGCCTCAGGCAGATCAAGTCTCCCAGCTCGGCGGTGAAGGTGGTCGGTCTGCCTGTCATATTCGTGTTTTCTGGTTTCATGCCGCCGTTCAGCAGCGACTGTGGCTATGCTCGCACATCCGCTTTTCTGAATAGTATGCGCGCGCGATGCGAGAATATGGATAGCGCGTAACGAGATATAGCATGCGGATGCGGTCTCGGAGCAGCCGCATTCCTCTGGCGCAAGCGGAAGCCTTGCTTGCGACATTCCGACGAAGCATGATTTTCACCTTGTCCAGAGCGGTTCGTCGACAGATCGCATGAACCTCGTAGCAGCCGGCCTCACCCAACGACAGCGGAGACGAAATGCATATATCGCTAAAACCCATTAGGTTGGCGCGGCGACGCACGTCAGAATTAATCAAAATCACATAGGCATCCGGGGCGTCGTATGCCATGAGGCAGCGGAAATAGTAAGTCATTCCGTCGCGCGAATAACAGCTTTGCATCCCGGTCATGCCGGGCATCAGGGGATGTTCGAATTTCGGAGTCGATTCTTCTGGGGCCATACAACTACCCGCCTCTCGCGGGTCGGGAAACTACCATCATATCAACGATATTACATTATTCCGTCTAATGCGTCTACAGAAATTTATGCGTTGCTTATTTCAGGCGCCCTTCCTCCAGGGCGTAATAGATCCCGTGGAGCCCGATCCTGAACCGCTCGCGGCAGGTGTCCTTGCTCAGGCCGGCGATACCAGCGATGGATCGCCACGACCGCCGCTCGGCCCGCGCCCAGATGATCCGCGGGTATTCGGCTCCGTACTGGCTGATCCAGGCGAGCCAGCGGATGGCCTGGTCGAGTTCGGTGAGTTGCTTGGCGGTGGGGACGATGCGGGGTGGGTCTGGGTCGTTGTAGCCGTAGGCCTCGTGGAAGCTGCGGATGATGTCTGGCCAGTTGCAGAACCGCTGTCTCACCGTGACCCTTGGAAGCTTCCTCAGCGTCCGCACGGAGCGTTCAATCTGCTCAAAGACTTCCGACGCGTCCATGCCGCCCCTAGTTTGTTTGCCGAATCCTGCCACAAGATGCGGGGTCGCGCAAGGGGGAATAAATAATCAATGCCGAATGCGAATGCTCCGCGGCCCGTTGGTGCGTCAGGTTCCTCCCGGGCAGATGGGTGCGGCTGGCATGGTGGGCTGCTTTAGGTGGCGAACCACATTTCCCAGCCCATGGGAAACGTGGGAAATCTGGTTAAGATGCTGAACAGTAGTGATATAGTAAGTAAATAGTATATTCTATATATAATATAATAATATTATTATTCAATATATTAACCACACTTCCCACATTTCCCAGACTTCCCTTACTCTCACCCCTCTTATAATTTTCCTATTAACTATTTCTGTTGGACTAAAAGAAATATGGGAAATGTGGGAAATCTGGGAAGCCTGGTTAACATACTGAAAAACAATGTGTGTTTGGAACCACATTTCCCGCGTGGAGCCACATTTCCCTGGGAATCCTGGATGGCGTGCCAGGACAGCGGGTCTTTCGTTAAGGATTGGGTGATGGCTACGCGGCCTTGTAGAAGACGACCCGGCTGCCTCCGCCCTGGGGGCGGTCGCGGTCCTCTGGATGGGCGAAAATGGCTTCCGCCTCGATCAGCGAGGCAAGAAGCTCCTCGATGTCCTTGCGGCGGAGCCGGCGGAACTTCCTTGAAATCTGGCTGCGGGTGACGCCCGATCCCTGGGATGAGCGGATGAAGCGGAGCATCTCGTGCCCGTTGGCCTCGTGCTCGTTCTCGGCCATGTGCTCGGCCGCGAGGCTCTCCATATAGCGGATCGAGCCTTCGACAATCCCTTTGGCGAGCGAAATATCCATGAGGGTGACGACCGGTTCGCTGGTGTCCCTTGCCACAGCGAAAATCATGGCGACCTTGATCACGTTCTCGGCATACCTCGCCCACAAGGCCCCGGTAGCCCCGCCGCTTCGTTTCCGCTGCAACTGTTCCACCCTCATGTCGTAGACCGTGTCCTCGACCCCGACGCCCCATTCGGCCCGGCGGACCTTCGATTCGACCTGGCAGGAATTCGCGACGCCAAGGCCGTCTTCCATCGATAGCTCGAGCCGTTTCCACGCCTCGACCAGCGAAGGCGGGTAGTCAATCGGCGGCACGCGACGCTTGGGCATGGCCTCGGCCGTGCTGGGAAGCACGATGAAGCGGTTGAGGTCGCCCGATTCGATGGCCGATTTGCGCAGGGCCGGGACGTAGCTGGACAGTGTCGTCGTCCCGTAGATACAGAGGTTGGGCTGGTGGAGGATGATGGGCTTGAGCTTCGCGTCGCCGTACTCCCCGTGGTTGTAGCTGCCGTTGCTGGCGCTGTAGAACTCCATCAGGAGCTTGCTGGTCTCGCGCAGGTACGGCATGGCCTTGGGGTCGGAGAGCGCCTGGAGGAACATGCCGAACTCGTCGAGCATCAGGATGCTGCTGGCGCGATTCTCCATCGCTCGGGCTAGGCCAGAACCCGAACGGATGGCATTTCCGCCGATGAAGGTCGAGAG